TTGTGCTTCCGATTCCAGTTACAGAATATGTGCCATTGTAATCACTATCAACAAATAAGATTTCAGAATAATTTGATACATTCTTATCAGTTGTGCTAATATATCCAGACTTCTCTAAAGCATAATAGACTTTGGTTGGGAGTGTAGCACCATAATTCAGAGTTACTGATGCATTAGTTGAAACCCCTACAGTGCCAACACCAATGACATTGAAAGATGTGGAAGATCCGACGGATACTAACTCGTTGTAGAAGTCTTTGTCTTCAAAGAGTTTAAAGTTATAACCATTGAGAGAGGAGTCAGATACATCAAATACCAGATTGTTGTTTTTGATATTCTTAACTTGTGGATTAATCTTGGAGATTTCGTGACCAGCACCTCCAGTAGAAGCAAAACTTACAACAGAAGGTGGTGAAGAAAGTGCATTGTAATATGTGTTTGAAAGATTGATGGTGTCATCATCAATTCTGTAAACATAGTATGATCCAGTTTCCAGACCAGAGATAACTTCATCTGAAGAATCGTAGAATATCTTATCACCCGTCTTAAGACCGTGAGATGATATTGTTAATTGATTAGTAGTAGTGCTTACTCCAGTTGAAGTAAATCCGATTGGATTAATCAGAAGTTTGTTGTTTGCAGAGTTATACTTGACAATGATTGCTGTTGAAGTTCCAATACCAACTGATTGATTTGGTTTTACAGTAAGAGTGACACTATCATTAACTGCAAGAGAATGAGATTCTGACAGAGTTAATGTAGATTCAATCTTTTCTACTCTTGCGGTCACTTGAGTATAATTAGATTCGAATGAATACTGATAGTCAGTATCATCACCATTTGCAGTAAATGATCTGAAATACAAACCATCGGTGCTTGTTGTAAGTCCAACTTCAGTTGTTAGACCAATATAATCTTTGGACTTATTGATTACATAGAGTGTTTGTGAGTTTCCAGATGGAATACCAAATGTACCACTACTTTCTGTATTTGAAACAGAAACAGTATTTGATCCACTTAACTTTTCAAAGACGACCGATTGTGAAGTTTTAAATGGATGATTTGGGAGATATATGCTTTGGGTTGGAACTGAAATGGTCTTAGTAATATCACCAATTACATAATTTTTAGATACTGAAATTCCAGTTGTTGCTCCAATACCAACAGAATGAGATGGATTGAAGTATATCTTATCATTCAGTTTGGAATCAAAGTATGGCGTCTTGACCGAAATGGACAACTTACCAGTTAATACAGATGCTTCTGTAGATGCTGTATGAGCAGTGCCTGTAACACCTCTCAGTGCTCTTACAACCTTATTCTCAGGGAATATGTTAAGGACTGATAGCTTCTCGGTTCCTATCGCAACTGTAGACCCAATTGAAAGGGATACAGGGATTCTTGAAACATAGATGTCAGTAACAACACCTGCTGTGGCATTACTTGGGACCTCTTTTATCAGATATGTCTTTTCTGATGTAACACCAACAATATGAGATTTGGTCAATCCACCAATAAAAGTTGAAAGACCAGAAACAATAACACTGTTTCCATCACCAACAACATTTACCTTATCGATGTGAAGTGAAACTGTATTTGAATCTTCCCATACAACCTTTGCAGATTGGTAAGTATTTACTGTAGTGTCCAGATTCGTAACCGTTTTTCCTACAATACTTCTGACATCAGCAGATAGTCCACCTCCACTAGTTCCTGTATTATCAAATGATGCAACATCTCCAACGGCATATCCACTACCAGCAAGATTGACAGTCAGTTTATCAACTTCTCCCTTGGTTACAGAATCAATATTTGCCCTTTGAACTAAAATCTCATTAGACTCTGAGATGAAATCATTATCAGAATACCTATCACCAACTTTATATGGGAAAGTATTTCTGATTAGATTGGATGAGTTAAAGTCAAAGTCTTGATTTACTTCTTGAGGAATAAAGAGTGACTTATATGCATTTCCAACAAAATATGGGAAAATGGATTCAAAAGATGTAGATGATATAGTTGCAAAGTATGCATATACCCCATTAGGGAATTCTGGAGTTTTGCAATATCTACCATTGTATTGGTCAAGATCTCCAGAATTATCAAAGTTATAATCTTCAACAAAGAATCCTGATGCAAATCCAGATGGTCTGTCAGTTACATTAGAAGTTGATTTAGTGTAACCACTTACTAATATCTTAACAGGAGAGTTTACATCCGATGCATCACTATATGCATAAGATCCATATATTGGGTTTCCATCGTATGCCCATCCGATAATAGGGGAGTGTTGTGCTCCATTATCAGAGAATTGACTTCCAATAGATGTTGTATATCCAACAACACCATATTCAAGACCTTGAAGATTTTTAGGATTGTCTAATAATACTTCACTTCCAAATCTATTTTCATTATTTACAGTCAACTCTCTTACATATGCTTCAGCAAAAGCATTGATTCCTCTTGGAGTGGCAGATATTGTGGTGTTTGCATCGTATCCAATTCCACCATTAATGACTATAACTTGAGTAACTTCTCCATTGGAAACAACTGCTCTCAATTTAGCACCAACACCAATACCATTGACAGTCAGTTGTGGTGCAGAACTATACTCACTTCCAGAGTTTGTAACCTGAACGGAAGATATCCTACCGCCAGTTACAATTGGTTTTAACTCAACTTCCTTACCAGTTTTAATTGTTACGCTTGGTTTCTTATGGAAGTTAATAACATTTGACCCATATCCTGTACCCTTTTCGTACAAATAAAGATTTGTTATCTCTCCAGTTACGATTGGAGTTGCGGTTATGATTCCAGAAACTCCATCATACTCAGCACTAATATTCAATTGAATATCAGGATAACTGAAATTATGATATCCACTTCCAGTGCCAGTCAAATTCACATAATGACCACTTATATAATTTGTAGTAATAGTTGCACCAACTCCAGCAGAAGCAAGTCTGAATCTATCATCACTTTGCTTGATGATATAGTAACTAGTAGTAGTTGAGAGTCCAGTGATTACTGTGCCAGTTGTTGTGTAGTTTACAACGTCTCCATCAGCAAATCCGTGATTTTCAAAGAAGATATTATCTTCTACGGTAGAAACATTCTCTGGCTTGATAATGAGTTTTTTATTCTCATAATCACTTCCAGGGTTGATAACCTTAATTGACCTAAGTGTATTCTTACCTTCAAAAGTCCTAAATTTGTGAATACCTTGAGTATTTGAGGTTGTGAATCCTACGGTATTAATACCCGCACTGTAATCTGATTGTGTTGGGTATAATTTAACAGTAGTGCTGTTGACTACTTCCGTATAATAAACAGACCCACTGCTTAGTGTCGTACCTGTGTCTGCGTTACTTCCACCAAAACTACCCACACCAACAGCAGGATTTCCATTTCTATTATAAACAACAGCATCTCCATTAGAGAAGTTATGTTGAGTTAAGAATGTCAGAGTATCTGCTGTAATATTGATACCGCCACTATCTGTAGAAACTCTAGAATCAAACTCTACTTCACGGAATCTTTTCTCTAATACTGGTTCTAAAATAGCACCATTACCATTTCCGCCAGTCAGAGTTACTGATGTAATCTTCTTGATATCAAAGTCTTGTGGGTCAACGATTACTTCTTTCAGACTACCTTTCAATGTTGGTCTGACAAGAGCAGTAGTGCCAGCACCAGAAGATATTACTACATCTGGTGGATTGATTACATCATAACCACTACCAGTGTTGTATAACGTAATTCTATCTAATGGTCCATAATAAATTTTATCCTCAGACTTATAGTTGATAACTTCAACACCATTAATAAGCATCCCTGTAGAACCAGGAATCGTCGCTTCATTTTTACCCAGTTTGATATTTTTTTCAAATGGGAATTTCTTCAGGACTTTCTGAGGTTTGATTTCCTCATCTTTTTGGGATGCTAATACAAAAGTATGAGACCCAGTTGAGCTTGATGAAGTAAACTCAACAGGATTATCACTTACAATTAGAGACCTAGACAAATAAAGTTTGATTTGATTGTCTGGAGACAATACTTTGACATAGTAGTTGCCCTCTGGCATACCAGTGAGTGCCGTATTGCTAGCACTGTAGTAGACTTCATCACCAGTTATAAAAGGAACACTGTCAGTGAAAGAAATAATAGAGTATTTTTCAGTGGTGCTATTGTAACCTTTCAGTGTTGTAGAGTTTGCTGAAGAAATACTGGACTTTTTAACAGTCTTTGTTATGTTGTATGAGGGTAATGAATTAGAGGCGACATAGAAATATTCATCATTCTCATTATAGAGATTCTGCACATCGCTCACAAGAGCATTGTTACCATATAAGATAGGTGTGCCAGAACTAGTTGCGGTCCTTAACTTCCTTCTAATAGAATAATCAAGATTAGAATTATAAGTAAATCCAATTAAATTATCTAATGTAACTTGATTCCCAGAGATTGATGCAACAGTAGCATCAGCGTGGTCAACATTTTGAGTAGACCCTAAAAGAATATCTACAGTATCACCAACTTTCAAACTTGACTTATCAATATCCGACTTTAAAACAAAGTTAGATCCACTGATGCTATCGACAATATATCTACTGCTGGTATTGTAAACCCAGGTGTTGACAAATAATTGCTTATAAGTTTTATCGGTATCTGGATTTCCAATTTTTTCACCTACGTTTTTCACATAGATTTTTTGTCCTTCGGTAGAAAGTTTGATATCGCTAACGGTTTCAAACTTAGAAAGAACACCAGTGATACGGACTTCTACCTTCTTGGTAATATCTCCATCTTCATATCCAATAAAGACTTCATTAGTGCGAATTTCATCAGCAACTGAGATAGCATTATCAATCCCACTACAACCTAAGAATTGGTTTACAGTCTTAGATGTATATGTGATTGTATTGTCACCAGAAATCAGTGTGCCAGAGGCAGGAAAACCAATCGTAGTATCAACAATAATTGAAGATGCACCTGCGCTTACGGCATTGATTGCCTTCGTCTTTGGTTGAATATTGAAAGTTCCTTCAATAAGGTCTCTGTCATCATATCCAACAAACAGACCGAGTTTGAAATATGTGGTAGTGCCACCTCTTGTAAAGACTTCTACCTCAGAAACTGATGCTTGGGTCTGGGAATCAGATGACTTTCTGATGGTCTGACCAATCAGTTTGCTAGGGTCACCAGAAATAGTCTCAACAACTATAACTTCTCTTCTCAAAAATTGAGAAGAAGATGGCTTCAGAAGACGGTCTTCTAAATCAATAACTTTTGGAGTTACTCCGTAAAGAACTCTGAAAAGAATTTTGAAGGATTCTTCGGTGCCTTTTGATTCATAAAGAGATCTTGCCTCTTTGATGAAGTTGTTTACATCCAAATTGGATACAAAATCAACATCTTCAAGACCTGGTGTAAACGTATACTTGAGTTTCTTGTAGAATTCTTTCAGAAACTCAGAGCTTAAATTCCTTACAGTAGCACCAGAAGTGTGTGATGCTTGGTCTGAAGTATTAAAAACTAATTCTTCTGGATTTAATTCTGAACGATAAGAAGTAATTCCACTAAATCCTCTTACGCAACCAGTAAAAGTGTTTGTGGTGATACCAGTATAAGTGAAAATCTCATTATCAATCTGAAAAAGACCATACTGAGCAGGGAATCCTTTGGTAGAAATTACCTGTACAGTATTTGCACTTGAAGAAATATCCGCAGAGAGAGTAGTAATCCCACTAATAACCTCTGGTGTGAGGTTGTCAATCTTCAAATATTGGTCTAAGTTATTAGCAAGGTCTGCTGGAGCACCTTGATATTCCTGAGATATGTAATATTGCTTTAGAAAATCTACTGCCTTAGGACTTTCGGAACGTAAAAACTCTGGTAATTGGTTCTCAATAATTTGCTGAACTTTTACCCTCGTCTCAAATCCAGTTTTTATCATCTTATACCCTCTTTAGTTCTCCGTTTAAGTAGCTAGAAGTCGTCTTATACCCGACACCGGATATCTGTTCGCCAGAAGTAATAGTATCCTTAATCATATTTATCTTGCTATCTGCAACTGAGAAGTTAAGATAAAGGTCCTTAAGACCAATAACATCATTCGATTCTGGATATGCCTGAATCTCAATAATATTATTTGCTTCAACTGTAGATGTAATATTCAGTGTATTGAGAATAATCTCACCTGTTGTATAATTAACTGTGCCTGCAGACTTAACTTCTACAATGTAAGCACCACCTGTAGTGGATTCTTTCACGATAGATAAGACACCCATACCACCAGTAGCATCTGGAACGTCAGTAAAGTAGAAGGTGCCAGTTCTTCCTGCCAAAGTAAATCCAGTACTCTTGATATTGAATCCTTCTGGGTTATAATGGAAGGCATTACCAAAACACAATTCATACTGAGCAGACTGGTTAATCAGTGCTTTGAGATTTCTTCTGATAATAACTCTGGTAATATTGGATGTAATGGCATTATCTGTGTTATCAATTGTCTGACACAACTTACTATACTTAAATCTACCACCAAATTTATTGATATTGGATGTAGCAAATGTATTCAATACACTTGTTACAGAACTCTTCAGACCATTGACGTTGGTAACCTGAGAGGGATTGTAGTAAACAGCAGAGTCAATCTCAACATAAAGAACCTTAAGGTCGATAATCTGTTGATTGATACCTGATAATGAATAATTCTTCAGTTTGCTAAGAATCGTTTGCTTATCAAAATCAGAAACATAATCACCATTCTTTGGTTTGATGCTGATGATTACATTTCCATATTGTGGTGGGTCTAATTCTTCACCACCAACAACAGCAACTGATTCTGTGTTAGGATAGATGGATTGAATAATCGCTTCGTAATCGCGTGCTGTGACCGCTCTGTACTGCGATGAATAGATTCTTGGGGCAAAGTATTTGATTGAGTCAATACTCTCAATGTCGCCCCCGTTAGATGCCTTAGAAACGGTAGTAACAGTAACAGTATTCGTAGGAACTACAACATTATTCAAAGAGTCTACAACTCTTCCAGAGAATGCAAAACTAGAAGCACCATTACCATCCTTACCGTCAGTAATGATATAGGATACAGTAACAACAGCACCATTCTCTAATTTCTTACCAAAGTATCCATCTCCGAAGAGAATCTCATACTTTTCATCTTGCACTTCTTGCAGTAAGAAGATTTCTGATGTTGAATCAATATTTAAAATGTTATTGACTAACGAATATTCCCTACCTTCTCCAGTATCTGCTGCACCTTTGACTTTAACGACAATGGTAGAAGAGTCGATGAAGGAATTATTCAGAATAAATCTCTGATCCAGAGATCCATCAACTGTAAATACATTCTTGACATAAGTTCCTTGTAAAACATCAATACCAGTAAAGGATGCCGTGCCAGAATTTACTGTTGTTGTGATGTCTTCAGGGATTGAGAAGATATAACTTGTCTCATTCGTCTGTCCTACACACACCAGACCCGCCTGTAGGGTCAATGTAGGAGTATCGCTACTGGTTGTGACCGAGAAACTTACATTCGCCTTAGCGGCGCTTCTAGAGCGAGGTACATAACCGATGTTTCTTGCCAACGAAACGACATTTTCCCTCAATGTTGCTGAATCCAAGAAGGATTCATTGACAATCATGTTGGAATTGAATGCCGTAATGTAGGTATTATAGGCAAGAGTGTCAATAAGAACAGAAAAATTAGACCCTTCGAAGTCAAAATCCGTAAAATCGGAGTTTGCACGAAGATAATCCTTAATTTGAGCCCTTATTTGGTCAAAATCTAGGTTTGTAAACTTAGTAAAAGGCATATTTACCTTGTCGCCTCTAGGATGAATGTAAAATCTTGAGTCGGAAAGTCTTGACCGATGATATCAAAGATAATATTACACTCAAAAGTGTTGTCATCAGGTTGTGGATTCACCTGAACGTCTATATTTGTCACTCTTGGCTCAAAATTCTCTATTGTTGTGAGAATTTGTTGCTGAATTACGGTTGCAGTACCATAATCAACGAAGTCAAACAAACTAGAACGCACATCAGACCCTAAAAGAGGTTGAAAAAATCGCTCTGTGGGAATAGTTTCCACTAAATTTCGCACAGAACGACGTATTGCATTCTCATTTTTTAAAATTGGAAGGTCTTTTGTCACCGGATGAGGGTCAAAAGACAAACTAATGTCCTTAAATGCTCTTGATATCCGTGTGACTGCCATTGGTCAAAGAGTTTTCTTGGGATTATTTATACTTACGCCCAAGGATTTCCATAGTTTGGCTCTGTTCCATACTCCCAATCATCATAATCTTCATCATTTCTGATTTTCTCATGAAGTTGTGACTGTTTCTTGAGATCATGAGTCTTCTCATAGTCCATAATCTCTTGAAGAAACTCCTTTTTCTCCTCATAGACGTTGATTCTTTCCATCGAACCATAGTCTGAGACGAGACGATTCGTGCCCCACATCTCTCTCATGTAGTCTTTGTTTCTATCGACAGGTGAATTTCCCATTTTAGCTCCTGTTTTATACAAAACAGAACTTTTAGAGGGGTTGCTATCCCTTACACCGTATTTATTTTCATAAAAAAAGGGGCACGTGCCCCCTGTATCAGCCCTTACCTTGCCCGCGATACTTCTTCCGCGCTTTATTGCGAGAAGACGCAGCATACTTCGTATTCATACCAGCTCCCTGACGAGTTTTCTTAGGAGCCCCCTCCACATAACCGCCACCTTTACGCATAGCCATAATTAATTCTCCGTGTTAATTTCAGTGTATAAGTCTTCAGGACTTGGTGAACCTGTCTCATAAAACTCTTGGGACAGGTTCTCCATCATATCGAAATACTCCTCCTGTGTCAAGTCGGAGTATATCTTTGTGCCTTTACAATAGATATTGTAAGACTCGTTTGACATATCAGATAATCCTTGTCTTTTCGTGACCAACTCTGATACGAGGGTCACACCAGATTTCAAAACCTGCTGCGATTGCATCCAAACAGAACGATACATCTTCTCCACACATATCCTGAACCTCTCCAGATTCAAAGACCTGCATCTTAGGAGCAAACCATGGATACTTCATCTCAGAATGCTCAAAGACTCCATGCTTAATTAACAACCATCCAAATCCTGCATAGTCAACAGTAAATGGCTTCTTACGACGTGCCATTGTATCCAGTGTCTCATGATTCATGACTCCACCATTATTCCTGAAGTCATCCTCTTCCATCCAGTGTGCAACAGATGTCGTCTGTCCATCCTCAGTGCAATACCATCCAGAAGAAATGTCTTGGTCCATCAAGACCAACTGATAAAACTTCTCAGTATTAAACACAATATCACTATCAATCCACAACTGATAATCATAATTCAGTTTGCCGTCCCAAGGAATCTGGTCAGGTCCTCTGAGCACATTCGCACCAAGACACTTACAACGTGCAAAATTCACCATTGATGAATAATCTTGAGAAATCTGAATACTTCCCCCTGCTTGCACAATGTCAAAACACAATTGCACGAAATTTTTGAGATAAGTATATGACACCCCTCTTCCAGGTAGACAGAATACGATTGACTTGCCACGAATCATCTGTCGTGCCTTGTCATAATCCCACTCAGGTGCTTCGTTTCCCTGTGGTGTCGGTGCCTTTGCTTTTACAGTAAATCCTTTAGCCATAAGAAAGTAACGTTACTTCAGTATCATACAGTAATTTATAAGCGAAGTCAAT